GCACTTGAAAAAGGAACCGAATTTTCTGAAGCAATTCAGTTATTATGGGATGAAGATACAAAGGCAATCTTTGCAGCTATCATTTCATTTTGGTTTGGTTCTAGAGCAATTGATAAAGCAAGGAAAAGATAATGCAAGACTTGAAAGATGACATCTTAGCGGCCTTTGAATCACATGCTAAAGGCCACATTGATAAACATAGAATGAATGTTGAAGTATACCTAGCACATCCAGTTGGTGTAGGTGAACATCCTGATATTATGGAAGCAATTGAAAAAGAAATGGAAGAGATCGCTCGGTACGATGATATGCTGAGTATGATTTACAAATATTTCAAAGATTAGAAAAGTCTTTTTCTAATAAACTATTAAAAAAACGGTTTACAAGAACTGCGTTTTGATATATAATAGTACTATAAAATAAACCAATCAATATATCGAGGTATCAATGGCTACACCTAATGTAGACACCCGTGAGTTTTTGTCACAGACTAAGTTTTATGATGGCTATTCGCGGTTTAAAGAAGAAGGCAATGGCGGCTACGAATCATGGGATGAAGCTGTAGACCGTGTACTAGAAATGCACGAAAAGAATTACGAATCAAGTGAAAGTAAGCTAAGACCATACTTAGAAGAAGCAAGAGCAGCGTATAAAGAACAACGTGTGCTTGGTGCTCAGCGTGCTTTGCAATTTGGTGGTGATCAATTAATGAAGCATCAGATGAGAATGTATAATTGTACTTCATCTTATGCTGATCGGCCAGAATACTTTGGCGAATATTTTTATATTTTGCTATGTGGTGCAGGTGCAGGTTTTTCTGTACAAGAACACCATGTGGCAAAACTTCCACAGGCACAACAAAGAACGAAACAAGCTAAAGGCTATATCGTAGAAGATTCTATTGAGGGATGGGCATCAGCACTTGACGTATTGATGTCTTCATACTTTGTTGGAGGTGGTAAGTTTCCTGAATATGAAGGTCGTAGAGTATTCTTTGACCTGACAAATATTAGACCAAAGGGTGCTAAAATCTCAGGTGGATTTAAAGCTCCTGGACCAGAAGGCCTTCGTCGTTCTCTTGATAAGATTGAATTAATTTTACAAAATCTAGTAATAGACACGAAAACTTCTGTATCACTTCGTCCTATTCATGTATACGATATTTGTATGCATGCTGCAGATGCAGTTCTTTCTGGTGGTGTTCGTCGTTCTGCAACTATTTGTCTCTTTTCTCCAGAAGATGATGAGATGATGAATGCAAAAACCGGTAACTGGTTTATGGACAATCCACAACGTGGTCGTTCAAATAACTCTGCAGTAATTGTTCGTGATGAAGCCACACCTGAAATGTTTGCAAAGATTATGGAATCTGTCAAGTCGTTTGGTGAGCCAGGTTTTTACTTTACAACATCAAAAGAACATACAACTAATCCTTGTGTAGAGATTGGAATGTTCCCACAAATTAATGGTAAGTCTGGCTGGCAAGGTTGCAACCTTACAGAGATTAATGGTGGGATGTGCACGACAGAAGATGATTTCTATAAAGCTTGTAGAGCAGGTGCTATCTTAGGTACACTACAAGCCGGTTATACTGACTTTAGATTTCTTTCGCCAAACACAAAAGAAATCTTTGATCGTGAAGCATTGCTCGGTGTATCAATCACTGGCTGGATGAATAATCCAGAGATTCTATTTGATAAAAAGATTTTAGAAAAAGGTGCAAAAATTGTCAAAGATGTTAACAAAACTGTCGCAGCCATTATTGGTATTAATCCTGCCGCTCGGACTACTTGTGTTAAGCCTAGCGGTAATGCTTCAGTCCTTCTCCAAACAGCGTCTGGTATCCATGCTGAGCATTCACCAAAATACATTCGCAACATTCAAATGAATAAAGAATCTGAGATCACGCAAGCTATCATTAAGTCAAATCCATATATGGTTGAAGAATCAGTATGGTCGGCTGGTGGTACAGACGTGGTTATTTCTTATCCTATTATTCCAAATAAAGGTTCAATGTACAAAGACGATTTGCTTGGTGTAAAACATTTGGAATTAGTAAAGACTGCTCAAAAACACTGGGTAATTGCTGGTACTAATGAAGAACTTTGTGCCGATGAAGGTGTTCGTCATAATGTATCAAATACAATCATCGTTGATGATTGGGATGAAGTAGAAAAGTATGTCTTTGAGAATCGCTATTCATTCTCTGGTATCTCATTCCTCTCTATGTCTGGTGATAAAGACTACAATCAAGCACCTAATACTGCAGTGATTGATGAGAAAGAAATGATTCGTAAATACGGACCATCTGCTATCTTTGCTTCAGGCTTAGTAGTAGATGCTATGAAAGTATTTCCTAATCTATGGGATGCATGTTCAACAGCACAAGGCTTTGGATTAGATATTTCTCTTGAGTCATCAGAGAATTCTGCAAGGCAGGATTGGGTAAGACGATTTGAAAACTTTGCTAATAATTACTTGAAAGGTAATGTGAAGAAAGCTGAGCATTGCTTGAAGGATGCATATCTATTTCACAAATGGAATAAAATTCAACAAAACCTCAAACCTGTAAATTGGAATGAAGATCTTACGGAACAAGTATTTACTGATGTAGATACAATGGGTGCAGCAGCATGTGCTGGTGGAGCATGTGAAATTGACTTCTAAAGTACCTTCACCATGTATACAAGTCTGTACAGTAGTTGATGGATTCTGTCTTGGTTGTGAGCGCTCTGCAAAAGAAATTGCAGAGTGGCTCAGAGCTACCGATGAAAGAAAACTACAGATCTTAGAAAGAATCGGTTCATGAAGCAATGGAAAGTTGAATGTGAAGAGTGTGATAATGAATCTATTGTATTCTCAGATGTAGAAGTAGAGTTCTGTCCTGTATGTGGCAGAAGAACAGAAGCAGTATTGGATGATGAAGATGTATAAAGTGACAGCATATTTTCGTGATCATAGAATAGCAAAATCATTTTATGATATGTATGATGCAATTGAATTTAAAGATAATGTAGATGCGCATTATCCAATTAAAACAAACTTTGAAAAGGTGACAAACATGAAAGAATTTATCTATGACTCTTGGAATGGTGTTATGAACTCTCAAGTAAATCCATTAAAACATATTCCAGATCTCAATACACGTCATATGGTACTGCAGCTACTAGCATGGATGTGGTGTATTGTATTTGCATTTTATCTTGGCAGTGTTGTAGCATTTGGTGTCAGTGCTGTAGCTCATGCTATTGTGTTGGCTGCCATTGTGATTACAGTTGGTACATTTGAAACTGCAAGAACTAATCCTGTATTCTTTAATCCTCGTGATAATATTATCAACAGCCGCGGTGTAGGCGGTGAACACGAGTAATATATAATTGCATGTGGTTATTTAATGAACAACCTTACAATGAAACCCCAGATGAGTACCAAGGATTTGTGTACGTTATCACAGAACTGGATACAGACAAAAAGTATATCGGTAAAAAGAACTTCTGGCGGCCTAAGATATTACCAAAAAATAGCAAAAGATCTCGAAGGCAAAGAACTCGAGTCGAATCTGACTGGAGAGAATATTATGGATCTAATAAAGAACTTCAATTACTCGTTGAACAGCGAGGGGAAAGCAGTTACAAAAGAGAGATCTTAATATTGTGTAAGACAAAAGGTGAGATGTCTTATTACGAAGCTAAGCTACAATTTGACCACGATGTTTTATTACGTGATGATTATTATAACGAGTTCATAGGATGTAAGATACACTCTAGGCATTTACCTAAACAAGATGCAAAATAATGGTGTACATTTCTGAGAAATAGTGGTATAATAGTTCTATAATCAAAGCAGGAGCTATTATGATTCTAGTCGACTATAGTGGTATTGCTGTAGCTACAATTGCAGTCAATAAAGTAAATGACGAAAGTATGCTTCGTCATATGATTCTCAACTCTCTTCGTATGTACAATAAAAAATTCCGCCAAGAGTATGGCCAAATGATCTTGTGCTGTGACGGTCCAAACAATTGGCGCAAGTCTTATTTTCCTCAATACAAAGCTAATCGCCGTAAAGGTCGTGATGAATCAGATTTCGACTGGAATAAAGCTTTTACTATCATGAATAAAGTAAGACAAGAAATTGCAGAAAACTTTCCTTACAAAGTTCTGCATCTGGAAAGCTGCGAGGCTGACGATATTATTGCTACTATTGTAGCAAACACTCAAGAATTCGGTCAGTACGAAGAAGTAATGATCGTATCTTCTGACGGCGACTTTAAACAGCTGCAGCAATATGATAATGTTAAACAGTTTTCTCCACTTCTTAAGAAAGCTATAGTAGATAACAACCCTAAGGTTAACCTTATCGAAAAAATATTATCAGGCGATTCCGGCGACGGTGTACCAAATGTTCTTTCTCACGATGATACATTTGTAAATGGCGAACGCCAAACACCTTTGTCTAAGAAAAAGAAACAAGCTATCGTAGAAGATCTTGCTGATGGCGAGTTACTATATGCTGCTTCTTGGTATCGTAATTACCAGCGTAATGAAACACTTATCGATCTAAGCAAAACACCTGTGGCTATTAAAGAATCAATCATTACAGAATTTAATGCTCAGGATCCTTGGCATAATAAAGGTAAGGTGTTTCCGTACATGGTAAATAAGAATATGAAATTGTTAATTGAATCTGTAGAGGAATTTCTATAATGGCAACAAAACTAATCTTTGAAATTTTAGAAGAAGCTGCTTCTAAAAAAACAAATGAAGAAAAAATTTCAGTACTTCAGAAAAATTCTTCAATGGCATTGAAAGATGTTTTAAGAGGTACTATTGATAGTACTATTCAATGGAATTTACCAGAAGGTGAACCTCCATACACTGCATGTGAACCACACAACTGTCCAGCAAATCTTTTAAGAGAACACAAAAAATTTAAGTATTTTGTTAAAGGTCTTCAAGAAAGCGAAAGCCTTCCTGCTTTTAAACGTGAAAGAGTTTTCTTTGCTATGCTTGAGTCAGTACATCCTCGTGATGCAGAACTTATTGTCGCAATGGTCAATAAGAAAATGCCAAAAGGCATTAGTAAAAATGTTGTAGAGAAAGCATTTCCTGGTTTACTTCAAGGCTGAAATTTGGTATAATAGAGCTATGAACATATTTGTATTACATAATGATCCTGTTATTGCTGCACAAATGCAGTGTGACAAACACGTACCTAAGATGGTAGTAGAATCTGCGCAAATGCTTTCTACTGCTCATCGCGTTCTTGACGGTCAGCTTTGTCGCCGCCCGTCAAAATCTGGCAAAACAATGGTCAAGTACTGGGATTTGTACGAAGGTGCTGATGACCTCGAAGCAGAATTGCTTTATTACAAAGCAGTCCATGTCGGCCACCCTTGTACTCAGTGGTCCATGGAATCAGACTCTAACTACCGGTGGCATTACGACCACTTCATCGGTCTATGCGACGAGTATACATATCGTTACGGAAAGTTACATAAGACTGCACGTGATCTAGCTGCAGCATTGTACTCTGCACCAAGAAATATTCCTAAAGGTCCTATGACTCCATTTGCACTTGCAATGAAATCTAATCCTGAATGTTTCTTCTGGGGTGACCCTGTACGTTCTTATCGTGCTTTCTACAAAACAAAGCAAGATAGATTTGCAATGAAATGGACAAAACGTCCTGTACCAGAATGGTTTTATATGGAGACTGCTGATGGATAATTTAGATAGACTAGATTTTTTATATCGCGAAATTGAATATGCTAAAACAAAGCTTCAACCACATGATACTGGCCACATAAATACAGCTATTAGTTGGATGGAAAATCGTGTTCGCGAAGTAAGGGAAGAAATTAGAAATGCCACTGTACACTCTAAAGGATTTAAAAACACAGGCTGAATGGAATATTACTTGTAGTTATAATGAACTGCAGAATACTCTTGATGCACAAGATAATGTTATAAGAGTTATTACACCTCCGAATTTTTCTACTTCTGGAGTTACAACTCATGCAAACTCAAAAACAGATGATGGCTGGAAAGAGCATTTAGGTAGAATCAAAAAAGGCTCAGGTAGAGGGAACACAATTAAAACATGAGGTTTATACATGAAAAAGTTGATCTTGGATATGATGACTTGGATGCAGATACACAGCCAACAGGTAGGACTTATGTTACTCCTGACGGTGCTCGTTATCCTAGTATTACAACAGTCTTAAGTATTCTAAGCGAAGAAGCTATTGCAAAGTGGAGGAAACGAGTAGGGGAGGAAGAAGCAAACCGCGTTGGTACGCGTGCATCTGGCCGTGGCACCTTAGTACACTCTATCATAGAAAGGTATTTACTTAATGAAGATACTACAGATTTCTTACCGCACATTAGACAATCTCTCGAAAACGTTCGTCCGATCCTTGATGAAAGACTTGGAAAAATATTCGGTCTTGAGGTTCCTCTTTATTCTGCTCATCTTGGACTCGCTGGTCGCGTTGATTGTGTGGCTGAGTTCGATGGTGTTCCATCTATTATAGATTTTAAGACATCAAAGCGTGTTAAGAAAAAAGAGAATATCTCTAATTATTTTGCACAGATGTCTGGTTATGCTGTGATGTGGGAAGAACGCACTGGCAAACCTATCACAAACACTGTTATCATTATGGATGTAGATGATAATGAGCCTCTTGTTTTTAAAGAACATAGAGATAACTACACTAAACTTCTTATTGATACAAAACGAGAATATGATAGGCGTAAATTATTTTTTTCTTAAGTGCATTTTTTAGTTTACAATCTTCTTTTTCTGTGGTATAATAGATCTATAATAAAAAAAGAGGAGAAATTTATTATGAGAATAGAAGTTGAAATCTTAGAAGCACAAGAATTTGCTTGTGAATATTACAATATTCCCCGTCAAGAGTTTGTAGAAAAAGCTGCAGTACGTTATCCATCGATAAAGCGTCAAGCTCAGTTGTTTCTGTATGCTGTAAAAGCATATGATCAAATTCAGCAAGAAATGATGGAGGTAGCATAATGACAATTTATCTTGATATGGATGGTGTGATTGCTGATTTCTTTAATGGTCTTGCTAGACGATATGGTGTAAGCCATTGGAAGTCTATCCAAGATCGTGAGATTAAGTTTAGAGAACTCGCTAATACTGACTTCTTCTACAACTTAGATATATTTCCAACAACTTACGAACTTGTAAAACGTGTCAAGTCAGTAGCCGCTAGAGAAGAAACCGAATGGGGTATCTGTTCATCTCCACTACGCGGTGATAATCATAACTCAGCATATTGGAAAAGACAATGGCTAAATCGATGGGACATTCTTCCACCATTAGTTGAGAACATAATCTTTACTAGTAACAAACATAAATATGCTACAAGTCCACTGACTCGTAGACCAAATATTCTTATCGATGATAAACCAGAAAATATCAGACGATGGAATGAAGCTGGTGGTATCGGTATTCGCTACCAAGCAAATGAAGATGATCTTGAAGAATACTTATTCGTAAAGCTGGAGGAAGCATGTCAATTGTCGAAGTATTAAATCTAAGAACTAGATTTGAAGAAGTTACTGATGATTTTAAATTAGAAAAAACTGGTTCTGATATAAATACCCTCAAGTGGTTTATTGAACATGGGCATAAGTCCAATTCACTTCGTAATGGTTATCAAGAGGCATATCAAATTGCCGAAGCTATTGTTACGGAGTACGAAAATGGCGGACAAGAAAACGATCGAGGGTTTGGATGATGCTGACACCAATGGTGATGGGCATATATCCGCTGAAGAACTTGAGATGCATCTCGAGTTTAAACGTAAAGAACTAGAAGATGCTGATGCACAACGTGATGCTATGAGAAAAATGACTTGGTTTGCATTGTTTGGAATGTTACTTTATCCAGCAATTATTTTAATTACAACTATCATGGGACAAGATAAAGCGGCGCAACTTATTAGTGATATTGCACCAACTTATTTTGTTTCTATTTCTGTATTGGTTGCAGCTTTCTTTGGCGCGGATGCCGTGAAGGGTAAAAAACCAACACCTAAGAAATAATGGTTAAGTGGATGTTAGTCATGGTCACCGTTGTAAACGGTGCACCAGTAGTTGAAGAGATTGATACATATAATGGTAGAGCGGATTGTTATGTCGCTATATCTGAACAAGAATTTAAATATGAATTTAGAACTATGAAGCGAGATTGGGTCTGCATAAGAATTGAAGGCGACTGGGATTATCTACTTCGTTATTAAGGGTTATTATGAAACGACTTATCTATCAAGTTTACACTGGTAAACGATCACATCTCTATGACCATTGTGTAAAATCAGTAGAAGAATACTGTAAACAACATGGCATTGATCATGAAGTGCAGAAGATGCCAATCCTTCGCATCAAGCCTGATGTGTTTAGTACAAATCGTAGTAAAGAATCTTACGAAAAACATGGCGGTTTCCTTCCTATTTACGAGAAGGAAAACGCTTTTTCGTATTGGCCAAGCTATGACCAAATTGCAGTAGTCGATGCTGACATTTGGATTAGACCAGGCGCTCCTAATATATTTGATGATGTAGATTCGAATGTTGATTTTGCTGGAGTAGTAGAAAGTTCTATGCCAATTCTCCCTTGGTACAAACAGAAGATTCTAAACTATTCACGCATGCAATATGGTAGCTTGAGACTAGACTGGCATCCTGCTCCAGATAAAGAAACAGGGTTTCCATTCATGAATATGGGATTGATGGTAATGAATAAGTCCCTAGCAAAATATTTGAACGGTGAAACACCTAACCAGTTTATTAGACGTCCAGAATTCAAAGCATTTGTAGATGGAATGGGTGCATGGAAATGGTCAACAGATCAAACTCTTCTTAATTATTGGATTAGAAAAGAAAGAATGAAGCTGCAGCTTTTAGATTGGAAATGGAATGCATTGTACACTGCCATTGACAATAATAAGATAAAAGAAGCAAACTTTGTACACTTCTTCTTGAAAGATAAGCTTCCTAATCAAGGTGAAAACGTAGAACAGTTGATGGAGCTAGTGACTTGATTCGTATATCTCACAGGGGAAACATTTCCGGACGTAATGAAAGAAAAGAAAACACTATAGGATATATCCAAGATGCAGCTCTTCTTGGATATGACGTAGAGATCGATGTGTGGTGGGACAATGGATTTTGGTTAGGCCATGACGATCCTTCTCAAGCTCTCTCACTCGACTTCCTATTACACGGCCCTTGGTGGATACACTGTAAAAATATGCAAGCCCTTGCTCGCCTTTCTGCGACCCGGCTAAGATACTTCTGGCATGAAGAGGATAGATACACTATAACAAGCAATGGTTACATATGGGCATATCCTGGTATGCCTATTGATGACATTGCAGGGTGCAACGCAATTCTTGTAGTAAAAGATCAAGGACCAAATGTACATCCATTAGTGTTGGGTTATTCTGGAGTATGTTCTGACAATATAGAAAAGTATGATTAAGCTAGTATTATTTGATTTAGATGGTGTTTTAATTGACGCAAAGAAAATACACTTTGATGCGTTAAATGCTGCGCTTGGTGAATATGCTATCACTGAAGAAGAACATCTAAATATTTACGATGGAAGAAAAACCAGAGAAAAGTTACAAATTCTTACCGAAAGAAAAAGCTTACCTGTTTCAGAACACGATAGAATATACGAAGAGAAGCAGAATGAAACTATAAAGCTTATTTCAAATCTAAAACCAATCAAAGAAATAAAGAATCTTTTTATTGAACTAGAAGAACAGGGATACGAGATTGGAGTATGCTCTAACTCTATTCGAAGAACTGTTCTCACAGCGTTAGGTAAAACACAGCTTATTGAGCACTGTAGCGTAATCGTTTCAAATGAGGATGTAGGTAACTCTAAACCTCATCCTGAAATGTACTGGAAAGCTATGTCTATTATGAAAAAACTTCCAGAAGATACGTTAATCGTTGAAGATTCTCCGCCAGGATTACTTGCAGCTGAAAGATCTAGAGCTAATTATGTAAGGGTAGATAATCCATATGATGTCACTCGTCAAAAAATATTTTCTAATCTAAAAGGTGAACAAATGCAAAACAAATGGAAGAATGATAAACTGAATGTGCTGATTCCTATGGCAGGAGCAGGTACTCGTTTTCAGCAAGCAGGTTATACATTTCCCAAGCCTCTTATTCAAGTACATGATAAACCTATGATTCAAGTGGTAGTCGATAACCTAGGACTTGAAGCTAACTATCATTTCGTAGTACAAAAAGAACACAGAGAAAAATATAATCTCGATACCATGCTTAATCTCATTGCTCCTAGCTGCAATGTAATTGAAGTAGATGGTATAACAGAAGGAGCAGCCTGCACCGCTCTACTGGCAAAAGATTTTATCGACAATGACGACCCTCTATTCTTTGCTAACAGTGACCAGTATGTTCAATGGAATCCAGTAGATTTTATGTACAACATGCAAGAAACAAATGCTGATGGAGGCATTGTTACATTCAAAGCTACACATCCTAAGTGGTCATTTGCAAAAGTAAATGAACAAGGCGTAGTAACTGAAGTAGCAGAAAAGAATCCTATTTCTGATAATGCTACTGTAGGTTTTTATTATTGGAAATGTGGATCTGATTTTGTTAGGTCTGCAGAAAAAATGATTGAAAAGAATATTCGTGTTAACAACGAGTTCTATGTATGTCCAGTTTATAATCAAGCAATTGAAGATGGATTGGTTGTTCGTAACTATGAAGCATCCGAGATGTGGGGACTAGGAACTCCAGAGGATCTCGATTATTTTGTGAATCATTATAGGTGTTAAAATGAGTTGGAGTCTACCAATCGATTGGGAGTTGCCGATAGGTGAAACCTTCTATACTCGCTTTAAAAGAAAAGGCGAGCTCTTTACTATGACTGAGCCTGATTATAGTAAGATAAAGGATCACCTTCAAAGCAAAAGAAGATGCGTTGATATTGGTGCTCATATAGGAACAACTGTAGCAAGATATGCATACCACTTTGAGAAAGTGTATGC